GTAATGCTTGCGTTGTTGTAAACAAGGGTGTCATCTAGCCGCCAAATAGCATCAAAGTAAGCAATACCTGTGCCGTTATCATTAAATACTATTGGCGTGTTTGCTACTGAACCTGCGGTAACCGAACGATCTTGAAATACGAATGAACCGTTTGCGTCAACATAAAGCGCGCCATATTCTGCCAACTCTATCTTCTGCATTGATCCAAGGGCCGTTGCCGCAGTATTAGGGTTGGCCTGGACCGTGGTTTGCCCCGCGTCAATATCTCGCATAGAGGCAGGCCACGCTATTTGGTCGAGTATTTGGTTAATCCTTGTGCCACTCAAATCGCCTGCGGCGCTGCCCGCCACGGTTGTTATTTGAGCCATTTGTGCTAAACGGAATGCATCGACCGCCTCAATCATTGTGTAAACAACATCATCTAAGGCTTGAGTCGGTGTAGTTGTTGTAAAACTTGTGATGAACCCACTGTAAAGCGGATAAACAACGCTTAAACTTACGGCGTTAATTTGTATTTTTACCATTGGATTAAGCAGGCCATAATACGGCCCACTTGTGTTCATAGGATTGAAATACCCTAGTTGGTCAACAATTCGCAGCGAGAGTGTGCCTGTCTGGAATTGGTCGGCCTGGGCATTGCGCCCGCGTTTAATCATGATTGAATTAATTTGGCTTGAGACATCTACAATTACTGAAGTGGCATCTGCCAAGATATTTGTGCCAAGCAACCCAGTGTCTAAAATCATTGCTTGGGCGAAACTTGGGCCAGTTGAAAAGTTTATTATTGCTTGGACAGTAGGGGCAGCCATTACATTCCTCCTGCGTAATTTGTGCTGTTGCCCTGGCGTTGCGCGGTTTGTATCGCGTTCACAACGATATCTTGTATCTCTTGTGGGTTGGCAATTGTTCCAGCGTTTACATTTACGACGGTTGAATAATTGCCCATTGGATTGCCAACGCCGCCAATTGAGCCTGAAGTAAAAGTATTGCCAGAAGCGCCTCCAAAACCGTTATTGGTTGGCATCATGCTCAGAATTCCAGTTGGATTGCCAACGCCGCCAGTAAAACCTGGGCCGTAATTACTACCAGAAGCGCCTGGCAGAGCAGGAGCCCCTGGGCCTGGGTTAACTGGTATGTAACCTGGGATCAATGCTGTGTTGTTAGTGACTCCACCACTTAATGTTGGCATTTTAAGAGAATCTAAGGCCAGTTGTATTTGGCGTATGTTCTCCAAAACGCCTTTAGTGTAAGCATCAAAACCTTCAAATGGATTTTTTGCCGTTGCTAGGTTTTTAATTATGCCGTCATAAGTCATTACAAGGCCGTTGTTCATAAGGATTTTTTCACTAAGGCGCGTTGCTTCGGCTGCTGATTTAATAAGCGCTTCGCCTGTTTGGTTTTCGGCATTTAGCAATAACAATTTCAGGGTTAACTTGTCGCGATCCTCTGCAGTGATTTTGCCTTGCAGCGCTGCATATAGTTGTATTTTATCCAAGTCAAATATAGTGCCTGCAAAGTCCAGCGCGCGGTTGGCCTTATCTAACGCCGCCTTAGCCTTAGCCGCAGCAAGCGAGGCGTTTTCTAGTGTGACAATTTTCTTTTTTACTTTAAGTTGAGTCGTTAATGAACTAAGCGGATTGTATTTGGCCGCCGCCTTAGCCGCCTCTGATGCTTTGCCTTGTGCAATTAATAGTTTAGGCAAGGAAAATAGAATGCTGCCAAGAAAATCAAAAGTGCGCTTATTCTTTTTTACACCTAAAATTTTTTCTACTAAATCACCTACGCCAATAATGGCAAACTTCGTGTTATCGCCAAACTCCTTCATGCTCTTAGAAAGGCTACTGACAGACTTATCTTTACCTAAATCCTGCAAGGCAATAATCAGACCTTCGCCAACGGCTTCCTGTAAATCTGTGAATGCGGCTTTTAAGATATTTACCTGACCCGAGTAAGTAGAGGCCGCCGTGAGTGCTGATCCTGTGAAGGTCTTATTTAACTTTTTAAGCATTTCATCAAAATTGCCAGCCTTTATGTCAGCCTTAGATATACCAGCGCCTAAGCGACTTAGTGAGGCGTAATTACCCAGGTATGCCTTGCTTAGCGCCTGGCTCACACTTCTTAAATCTTTACCAGTACCCGCACTAACATCCAGTGCAGTTGTGAGTAAATCCTGCGCGGCTTTGTAATCCTGAGTTGCGACGAGCAATGAGGCAAAGGCAGGGCGCAAACTGTCATCAAGCACACCTGTCGTATCCTGCAAGGTTTGAATGTAACCCTTTACGCTCTTTTCATTAAAGGCTAATCCCAGGTTGGTAAGTGTTTTAGTTAATAGCGTTGCGGCTTTATCGTCTGCTAAAAATGCTTTTACGGAAGCCCGACTGAACCGTTCAATGGCGGCAACTCCAAACACGGCAGCAAGTGAACGGGTGGCTGATTTGGCAAAAGAGTCAACAGACTTGCTTGCTTTTTTTAATCCTTTGTCTGAGAAGGTCGAAATGATTGGAATCGTTAGCGTCATGCAAACGCCTTTCTTGCACCTTCGCGAATGTTAAATTTATTAGAAGCATCTGTAATGGCGGCAGTAATTCCTTTAATGGCGCGCCCGTTATCTTTTTCAACGGCTCTGAATGCCAAGCGGCCTTCCTTTTTGCCTTTAATTTGTCGTTGACCGTCATTTTTATCTAACTCATTAATGAACCACGCACCCGCATTGGGATTGCGCGAATGGCTGACCTTGCGATCAGTACGCGAGGCATTTGGCCCGCCGTAAGGTAAGCCTCCTGGATTAATACGACCTGCAGTTTCATAGATTGCACCTGCGGGGCTTTCATTTCGCAAGGCATAAATTGCTCTAAACCCACTGCTAGAGTTTTTCATGCCCCCAACCTTGTATTTTAAGCCAACCTTTATTTCGCCTGGTTCATACTTGGGAAACGGTCTTGATTCACTTTGCGCTTTAGTTAGCGGGCCAAGTGTGCGATTGCTCCAGTTGTGCAAATTTTGTGGCATAGACGAAGGCACGAAACCTCGCGCATCGGTAACCATTACTTTAAGGAAGGCCCTAGCCTCGCGATCGACTTCGCGCTTTAAATCGGGTTCAAATTTTGCCAAATTGCGTCTAGTTTCTACGAGCCCCTTTATTACGGCTGCCATTTTTCGCCTCCCTTGCTTTGTCCTTTAACACCTGTAATACGGCCTTAAACATTCGTTCGTCCATGCTTAATACTTCATCGGGTGAGATCTTTAACTCTACGGCTAGTGAGGCCACTAGGTAGGTAAAACTTTCCCGATTAATTATTTTGGGTCGTCATCGTCCATTATCTCAACAGAAATTAAAGTCTCAAGAAAAGCATCGCCCCAGGGTGGGATTACCTCAACACGCATTAACGCATTGTGGGCCAGCCAGTAAATATCCGACTGCTTCTCTTGATCTCTAAATTGCTTATGAATTCCATTGCCTGTGTACTTTTCAAAGGCGTACTCAACCACGGGAGATATTGAAACAATCACATCTCCCGAGGCCCTAGTGATTTTTAACCTTGCCATTTTTACTCCTTTTTAGAATGATCCAGAAGTTGCATATGCAACTGTGGAAGTGCAGGTAAATGTCATACTTGAAGTTGCATAGTCGCCTGGGCCACCTGTGCCAACTGGGGTCAGATTGTTGACCAGAATTGATACGGTGTAAAGCGGATTTGTAGCCGATACGATTGTGCCAGTGACAGGGATCATTACGGCAGTTACACTTGTGCCATAAGCGGCCTGCAATGTTGCCCCCACTTTTGCCGCAGCCCAGTCATTCAGGAAGTCCACTTGTAGCGTTGAGGCTTCCAGACCTTTCGCAAAATTGTGGGCAGAATTTCCCATAACTGTGGTTTCTACTTCGTCAAAAGTCTGCGTTAAAGTAATTGCCGTTACATACGAACTCAAGTCCACGGTGGCAATTTTTAGGCCCACCAGGTTGTCTAAATAGATTGCCATTATTCTTGCTCCTCATTCTTTTGTGTTTTTGTTTCGGTGGGTACTGGTAAACCAAGTTTTTTTAATACTGCCAAATCTGCTTCTGTAGGGTAGGTCATTTTAACTCCAAGTCGTTAGAACGGATATTGTAAAATCAGAGGTCATAAATTGCCCTCCTGGTGTATCCAATATAGAAGGCGCGCCCGCGCTAGTTATATTGAACACAATTGTGGAGTTGGCAAGTTTGTTAAACACGGCAACAATCGTGCTTTCCATGTTTGCCAAATTGCCCTGGTTGTCTAGGTAAGGCACAATCATAATAATTTTAAAGTTGGCTTTACAAGCAAGGGTGTTTTGCGAGTTGTTGGAAGGCTCAAGGTAGGGATCAGAAGGCGAAACAATAACTGAGTTGGCAATTGCCACGGGCGGTGGGTAACTAAAAGTGGACCAAACGCCTGCATTGGCCAGGGCGGTTGCGATAGTTGTGCGCAGGGTGGTTAGCGCGGCGGCTGGCATTTTTCAACCGACCATACTCTGCGGGCTAAGGTAAGGCGCTAAAAGCCCGCGTATTGATGCCATCAAAGTATTTGACATTCTAAATGGGCTCGGACTGTATCCGTCAACACCCATTGCCCCGTTTTGTGTGCTTTGCCTTGATTGCCAAATGTTTGTTGCCAGGATTAATGAGGCTGATCTAATTGCCGCAGTGTTCGCATAACTTGCGGTTTTATCGTCTGGCCCAGTAACGGTGCCGTAAGGTTGCACAAAGTGCAGCGTTTGGTCTGCTCCTGAAATAGAAAACTGCAAGTATTGGTAACCCACTGGGTAACCCGCGCGATAAGGTAATATAAGTGTTGTGGTGGATGAATAATAAGGCCCAGTGCCAGTTATTACCCTTGTGCCATTAAAAGGCGCACCGCTTGCAGCAATTGTGACTTGTTGACCAACAACAAATGGCGTCGTTGTAGCAATCACAATTGTTGCCACATTACTTGCCAAACCTGTCGCAACAACAGGGTCAGTGTTAAACCATAGAAACGAATTAATTAAATCCTGCGCGGTTTGGCAGCATTCCTCAACTTGTGGGTCTGTGTACAAAGTGCCAATACCAAGTGAGTCGCGCAACTCTTGCATAGTTGTATATGTAGCAGCCATTTGATTCCTCTCGTATTGGGCCTAAACCTGGGGAAAGGGCCTCCTGCACCCCAGGCTTAAGCGAGTTAGTTGTGTTGCTTATGTAAGATTAAAGCGTTGAATTCCTCCGCTTACATTTACCATTGTGGCCATGTAACCATAAATTGCCACTTGCACCTGGAGATTTGAAACCACATTTACGCTCATGTACGCGGTTGGGCTTTCAAAAACTGTAAAGGCTTCTGGTGAAATAATAAATGCTGACTCATCAATTGTTGTTGAAACAACATTGCGGTCAACATATAAATCCAATCCAAGAACTGTGCCTTTTGCGGATGTTGGTGCAGCAACCCCTCCTGAGTTCATAGGAGCGCCTGCATTGTAAATTGGGCGGCCTGTTGAATCAGTAGCGCCTAGAAGCAATGTCCACTGGCTTGAACCTGCCAAGTAATTTTTCGCAAAATAACTTGAAGCAAGATAAGCGGCTGGTGCGGCCTGTGAAACATAGGAGATAATTCCTGCTGAAGTGGCAGCCACGGTGCTTGCTTGTGTACCACCTGCAGTTAGTGCAGCAATAACGGCTGCATCTGTAACCTTATCGTAATTGTTCTGAAGTTCTCTTGTAATAGCGTCAAAGAATCCTGGATCTGATCTTTCCAGTAACTCAATACTGAGTGTCTGCATTCCAGAATACTTGCTGACTGTTGAAGTTAGATATGCAGAAACTGCGTCAGTATTATCTACTGCGCCGCCTTCTGCCTCAACTGTAACGGTTGGATAGGTCGTGAATTTTGGCCGATTAATCGTCATTCCGCTGGCTGGAAGTGTTTGACGATCTACGCATTCCATTGCAGGGCGGCCAAAATTACCTTGTGTTGAAACAATATCGCGCAAATACTGTGTTGGATTAAAACCTAATCCAGCGCTTGAGAAATCATCTGCGGCTGTAAGCCATAGTTTTGATTGTTCGTTACCTTGCGTGGCCAAAATCTTATGGCGTAGCAATTCACCTGAGGATGTGATGCCATGACGCACTGTCTGCGAATTATAAGGCGTGGTAATTGTTGGTCGTGAGGCTTCAACTACGGGAGCAGTTTCCACCTCGGGTATTGCGGCGGCGGGAGTTTGTTCCACGACTGCCTCACTTTCTGTTTCTGTTGTTGGTTGGGTTGGTTCTTGCTCTGCTTCGCTTTCGCTTGCAGCAACTTTAGTTACGGTTGCGTTTTCAAACGC